CCATTGACGCGATGCAAGATGTCTCTATCCAATCCGCTGGAGCTACACAATAAGACGATTTCTTAAATGACCTAATGAGATCCGGTTGCGAAGTCTTGCCGACGTACTTAACCCACGCGCGCTCGTCGATCATCTTGCCGAGTTGTTTCTGGAGCGCCCCGAGACCGTACTTCTCTAGGTGCTCGATACCGTAGTGAATCGTCAGACTAACCTCAGGGTGAGCTTCCCGCACGCGGTCGAGCACAAGCATAGCCCGATCAAGTCCCCGATCAGGCGAGCTTGAGAAGACGAATCGCATTGGATCCCGCTCGATAGGCTCTGTGACGAACTTCTCTGGATTTAGCCCGTTTCGAGTGAGGAAGACCTTATTGAGAGGGATGCCTTGCACTGTCTGAAGTCTGCGCGAATGGAAAGGTGTCAAAGCAGTGACGTAGTCGTAGTTCGCAGTTCTTTCCCCGCCCGGCAGCATCAGGTCGTGACACCACGCGATTGTGAACGCGTTCGTGAGCTTTTCGGAGTGCCTCCATGCGATATGAAGCCAAGGCTTATGCTCTTTGAAATAATCAAACAACCCAGACACCGGGAGATATTCAACCCCGTAACTAGTCAGTGGTGCGTCTCGATTTTGGAAGATCTTCACCCGACGCCCGAGCTTCACGAAATTCTCAGCCATCTCGATCGCAGCTGTCTCCGAACCTCCACAAAATGACGTCCTGTACGTCTCGCCATCCCATGGGAACGCTTGGAATCCACCCGGACACGAAATCACGATATCGTCACAATCTTTCGCATCGGCTGAGATCACGTTGAACGCGCACGCTTTATTGATCTCATCTAAGATCTTCTTAGACTGCTCGCTCGGGTGCAGTCGGTAGAGTTCCTCGGCCTCAGTCTGAGCCTTAGGAAAGTTCCCCATTTGCGCATGGATCTGCGCTAGGAGCGTGCGGGGATACTCTGAGTACATAGGCAGGAAGTTGAACACCGGCCCAGCCTTGCCTCCGCCAGGGAGCTGACACGACTTCGCAGCCTCATAGAATGGGATGGACTTTGGAGCCTCTCCAGCCTTCAGGAACGCATCGGCGATGTTGACGTGAAACTCAGCCCGGTGAGGGTCTAGCTGAAGCGCATCGAGCGAGCGCCCAATGGACTCATGGAATAAAGTGTTAGCTTTTTGACGGTAGGAATCGTCTTTGTAGCTCTCAGCGAATTCGAGCTGCTTTTGCCCGAGGTGAAGCAACGCGTACCCAACGTATTGAAATGCGAGCACTCGGTCGTGCGGTTCAAGCTCTGGCGCTACGATAGCCTTATTGAACCAGTCGAGAGATTGATCCCAGAACCCAGCTTCGAACAGTTCCTTCCCGTAGTAGAATTGCATCCGAGAGTCGAGTTCACGCTCTCGTGCCTGGAACATGCTCAGGTTACGCATCCTGTCTGCGTTCAGGTCTTCCTGGGTACGGCGATGCCAGATATCCCAGCCATTCGCCATTTCGACAGAGGGTTGACGGTTTCCGCTGTCTGGGCGCATCCCTTCGTGCAGGAAATACTTCCACTTGAACCCCATCGATCGGCGCACGACTCGCTCGCGAATGAATGAGCAAGTGGAGTTCCCCTTCCCGTCGTTCGCGTACTGATACGGAGCTAGGTGATAATCTGCCAAAGGCATGACTTCGGCTTTCCACATCTTGAACGCTTCGGAGTTGCGTAGTGAGTCATCAAGATCTGCCCACATGACGTAAGCCGAGTCCCCGAGAGTGAATGAGTAATTACGTGCGGCGGAGAAGTCGCTGATCCACTTGAAGTGGTGGACCTCCGCCCCGAGGGATTTAGCTAGCTCGACTGACCCATCCGTTGACCCGGTATCAACGATAATCACCTTGTCTACATGCGGGGCAAACGACGCCATGAACTCAGGGAGATTCCTCTCCTCATTTTTCATGATGCAACATAGGTCAATACTTGTGTTCATTTTTCATCATCTCCAGAGGGAGATAACAAACCATGAACGCTAATAGATCAAGTTTTGTCTGCGTCGCTCGAAGTATTGCTAAGTGTCTTTACGCGCAAAAGTGTAGACGACCCACGAGAGTATACGCTCCATATAGCAGTCGCCTTGTCGTAGTTCGCGTTGCCTTCCAAGAATTCTAGCGTGCGCTTTAGGTAAGAAATCGCAGTAGCCGGGTCTGTAAGCGTTGAGCCAAACGAGTCGCTCGTATAACCCAAGCGCACGTCAACCGACTGCACTGGGTCCATGGTCCCGCTGACATATCTGTCTGCGGTAGCTAGGGCCGACCCGCCGTCAACCGTGAAAGAGATTGGACCCGTCGCACCATAAATGAAGTAGTAAAGACCACTTCCTACAATAGTCTCAGTGATCCCCGGAGGGAGCGTAGTAGTGCCAGTGTCGAGCTTTGCAAACATGATAAACGTAGGTGACAGCCCAGTGTTAGTAGCAGGGTTGCCTGATCCAAACTGGATGCCTCTATACTGGCTCATTCTTTAGCCTCAATTGCAGGGTTAGTTTTGGGGAGAGATTTCATTTTATCACCTAGAACCTGAGCTGCGCGCATAACTGACTCAGAGTCAGGCATATGGAAGTCCTTCGACAATTCCAGTGCTTCGTGAACAGCCCTTTTCTGACTCTCGGTCATGAGAGCTACCTTGAACTCATGTCCTAGTGGGTGATTCTTAACCTGCGCATTGTAAGCAACACGAGCGGTCCACATCTCGGGCAATGCGTCGTCGATATGATCCCACCGAGCGGAGATATAAGGGAGCAAGGCTTGGGCGTGCTTATAGAACACTCCAAACGCTTCCTCTCGCTCGCTAATCTGCATCTTGAGTGCTTCAACTGATCGCTTTGCGCGCCTGAGTTTTACGTCGTTTCTTTTCTCTTCAAGTCCACTCAACCTAGCCACAGCGTGAGAGAATTCTTCCACGTCGATCTCTTTAAGCTCAAGATCTTCGCGCATAGACGTAACTGCATCGTACATCGTGAGTGCGTTACGGCATGCAGCCTGGAACTGATCCATAGGATGAATGTTATCGTGCCCGACGCCGTCCGAGCCGAGAAGACAAGTCAGGGGGCTCTGATACGAGTACCAATACCGCTTGTTGTGGCTCAGGAGGTCTCTAAACTGTTCTTCAATATTCACGATGCGCACCCTTGATACCCATAAGTAGCGATGGGGAGAACTTGGATAGAAGACCACGATGTCCCGTTGAAAAAACCGACGTCTGTCATTGCATCAGCAGCAGTGTTGATACCGCCTATGGAGATGAACCCTGCATTATTATACCCAGCGCCACCATGAGCAGATTTAACAATGCTCGCTGCTGTATTTGTGGTCCATGCGGACTCATTCCATGAATAGTTAGTCGTGGTCCCGTTGGCTCCTGACCCATCCGGGGCGCCTTGGAAGTTCCAAAGTTGATTACTAAAAGACACCATTGTCGGTGGAGCTCGACCACTAGGCACTGCCGTATTCGAAGCTGCGACCTCAGCAGAGTTAAGCTGTCTAGACACGTTTGAGTACCCTGGACCCGTAGTGATATACGCGCCCTGCCCAAAAAGAAGCCCAAAGAGCGGAACATAAACGCATCCAATTTGGGCCGAATTCACGGTAAACATACTGGTGTATGAACCCGAGCTAGAGAGCGTCGTTTTTTGCGCTCCGGTCGCAAAGCCGGCGCTCTCCACATCAAGTCCTTGCTCGATGTAATAGAGATTATTCATCTCACCCGCGCCGCAAGACGAGCGCAACATCGTGATAGCAGCAACCGCTGACCACGATACGCCCGATTGCACATTGAAGTCGCTTTTGACGCTAGTGCCGTCGTATCCGCCCGCGCTAATGTTCTTGAGCTGGAATCTAGAGTTACTGCCTCGATTCCCCCTGGATCGAACCAGAGGCAGAGATCCCGACGCGGACCACGTATTTCCAACCAGATTTAAAGCACTTGTTACAACTGGCATTACTGAGTGCCTCCATAAATTGTAATGTTATTGACTTGAGGGTCATCGGCTGCGGCTATCACAGAGACTAGGTTCCACTTGTTCCAAAGATAAAACCACACCGACCCGCTCTTCGGGTCGGATGCCCACACACTCCCAGAGTTGGGAGCGAGAGGCGTATCTGTCTGCTCATACACCCCTGGTGTATCATCAAGCTCCGGTCTAGGTAGGAACGTCTGGACGTTCTTGATCTCTCCGCGTGGGCGGTAGAAATCAAACGCGCTGATCGTCATCAGAGACGCAGACGCTGCGATGGTTACGGTATGAAACCCGAGCGTTGCTACTGAGTGAACCAGGCCGAATGTCGCGCCTACGGTCCCGCCGTTTAGCTGAATCACGGTAGACGCGCTCTGTGATCCGACTACACAGAAGTCCTTCCCGAAGTAACGAATCGTGGCGAGTGCGTTCGTTGACGTACCCGTAGCAAACACTCCGCCCGCAAGGGTGGATGTGACCCCGTTTGTCCAAGCGCCGGTTAAATACATCTGATCGGCATAGATACGCTGGTGCGCCCCCAATCCGACCAGGGTGACTCCGATAAAGTTCCGATTCACTTGAGTTCCGTAAGTCTTAATCTCTGCTAGTCGCCCAAGTGTAGGGCCTACTGGAGGAGCGACGTCGTAGAAGTTTAGCTTCCTAAGTACGGCGTTCATCATAGAACCGCCCGCAGTCATGCGGAACGAGTTCCAGCCAGGCATAGCGTCTGTGATGATCGATTGCTTGATTGAGCTAGTGAAACCTTGCTGCTGGGAGTACGCGCCTGGGCATCCGTTGATCATGTAAGTCGCATGGATCACAGACGTTGCACCGGATGCGGCTACCCACTCTGCTTCGACTGCAGCAAAGTTGCCTTCTGCCTGAAGAAACGAATTCAGAACGGATAGCCGAACGCCTTTGTAACCGTCATTTGATGCAGAAATCAAAGACGCGCCGTATACTCGGCACCGCCCTTGAGGGTCTTGGTAAAAAGACATGTTATTCGTATTCAAGAACGAATACGGGTTGCCTGGCGTAAACGCGGACCCAAAATCAACCGAGTAAGCTAGAATGTGATTCGTGGCGGAGATCGCGTAGCTCTGGCCCGCTTGCCATGCTTTCCACATGAGGCCAGACAACCCTTGTAACAGCGACGGCGTCAAAGTGAGAGTATCTGTGGATACGTTTACGACTGATCCGACATAGAACGATCCGCCGTGAGACTGAGCTACGATTCCCGTACCGATTGGGAAGCTAGCGCCCGTGCCAGTTGTAACCGTTCCCGTATTTGTGCCGGCTGTGGCTACGATGGTAGAAGTCAGACCTAGGCGCTCCTGCGTACCTTGCGCATAAGCTTGAGCAGTCGTCTTATAGATGACGTGCGCGCCCCCGATAGACCCCGTCATAATTGGCAGGGATACGCCCGAGCCAGTAGAAGTAGAAATCTTGGTCATGGCTACATAAGTAGAGCCTGGGTAGGCGTCAACAGCTGTAGTCGTGTTCTCAAAATACACACCCACGCCTGAGATGTTCAGCGTCTGGGTGTAACTCGCTTGCAGTCTGTAATCATGGACATCACGCGTCTCATTTGCGGTTGCATGTACTCCTGCATAATATGCATTCGCGCCTGGGTATCCTCCCGCATAATCCCCATAGCTTATGGTCTGAGCGTTAACTACGCCGTCCACCGAGACGTAGGCGCTCTGTGTAGCGGTACCAGTAGGGTTGATGAACCAATGAACACGACGCCCGGTAGTCGACAGCCCGAAACCGTCTCCACTTTCCCTAACGTCAACTGAGACCCCGCTTGAGGAGTTCCTAAGCCGGATATTCCCCCACACGTATGCATAAACGCCTGGGAAATTCTCATGGAAGATGACCCGGTAAGTAGGGCGGTCATTGACCCACTTAGAATGGTCATCGAGGAGCGCGAGGTCTTTAACTAATAAAGTCTTATATTCAAATTTAGGAGCGTCGTCGTTTGCGAACGCTTGATTGAACGGATTCCTACCGACTGTAGAGCTAAACCCGGTGTTGTTTGTAGCGGGGTTAGAAATATCTTTGAACGCATCTTGAAGATAATCCGTTGCAGCTCCGCCCCCTCCAGCGCCATTGTTATAGTTTGTAGGTCCGTTGCTCATAGATCTCCCGAGTTAATCAGAGTTTTGGGGAGAGAGCGAGCCGCCCCCTCCCCGGACTTCATTAAGTTTGGGAGCCGAAGCGAGAGACAATTTCCTGAGTCTTCTTCACAACGACTGTGACGGCTGGACCTTGAGCGCCGTTGACGCCAAGGCGGAGCTGAACACAGTCGCCAGGGAGTACGTTAAGAAGAGTCGAGCCCGAAGCTGCGAGCGAGACGCTGAGAGCGCCCGAGATGCCCATGATCGGCATAACGAACGATGCGCCGAGACCCACGATCGTAGTGAAACCAGCCCCACCGATGAAGCGAAGGATCTCAATAGACGATGTAGTGGCTGTCGATGCGCCCTGACAAGTGACAACAATGCGGTCAAGAGTCCCAGCCGATGCCATCGGAGCGCCGATCAGAGTGGAACCAGCAACGAAGCCGGTTGCTCCACTCACAGCCCATTGATGCACATATACATCCTTTTGCTCAGACGCGTCCAAAGTTCTATTTACAATACCCATTAGAGACCTTCCTTTTCGATACGATGTTGATATTTTTCCCGTGTATCCACGGATTTATAACTAGCCAAGTTGTAATCAGCGAAGTCGCTCTTAACCGCGTGTCGAAGATCTTCAGAAAACGCCTGAGACTTGTTTTTCAAGTCCCTAGCATTCTCAAGTTCACACTCCTCAGCAGCTTGATTCACTCGATCTATAATCTCCTCGGACCGATGCGTGTCAATCTCCCTGATACGCGCCATGAGGGGCTCTATGCCCATATCGACGGCTGTACCCTGTGGTTGCCAAGTATCTGTCAAAGAAAAAATATGTCGGTAATCGGGTCGTGAATACAGGACAGGCACGCCGTCAAAAAATACGGTTTCCACTCGAGTCGTCTTGCGAATGAGGTGCATCTTGCCGGTCTCATCCCGCTTAACAAACAAGCTAGGGTCGTACTGTTTAACTACTTCCGTCAATCTGTATTCACGACGCATAAACCTCACCTAATTACGGACTGATGTAGTTGCGAATCACTGCCATTGCGCTCGGCTGAGAATTAAACGCGTTAGAAAACTGGCGGAACCGAATCTCGTACGCGTCATTATCTAGTGCTGGGAGCATGTTAGATCCCCATTCATCAGCAATGGTCATTTCCTCAAGAATGTAATGCTGGAGGATCTCATTCGCGACGAAGAAGATTCTATTCGGAGCATCTTTATCCGCCACGCAAGCTACTCCGTTGAATTCCAGGAGAGGCTTGTTGTTTTTCCATGCGCCGGCATCCAGTTGCATGGTGTTGACGTATCGCTTATCAGCCGTGCAAAGCTTCTGATAGAAACGAAGGCTATCGAAATCCATATAGAGCATTCTATAAGAGCCGTTTGCAGTTCCACCGCGACGAAGACCTTCGTTGTAAGCGTCTTGCATCGAGTCTAAGGTCAACTGTCCACCAGCCAAGTTGAGCACGTTGCTCTGAAACTGTGGGTACAAGCTGCGGTCAATGGCGTTGATCGTAGTCGTCTGGGTGTTGCCCATCGAGTAGAGCAATCCTTCGACTTCATAACCATAGCTGCCAGTGCGGACGAGGATATCGTCAGCAGCAGCAGTGACAGGGGTATCCAAGGTCAGGGTTGCAATAGCGACACCGGAGATAGCATTGATGGTCACTCCGGTCGCCTTAGCCACGCCAGCAGTGGTGTAGATGTCCACGATCTGGCCAACGTCGAGGAACTTGTTCCCGTCTTCACTAAGGCCTTCACGTCCATAAACCGTGATGGTTGTAGACGCGACAGCAGCAGCGGACAAGCTCGCGAGAGCGCCGTTTCCTGACCATGCTAGCTGACGGTTAAAGTCGTTTGCGAAATCCTTGTACCCCATGCGAATGCGGTAATCGACTTCACGAACGAACGAGCCTTTGTCGTTCTTCGATGCAGAGATCAGACCAGCGGTCAGACCTGTGCGGAGCCACTGGAACTTCCAATCGATCTTCGCTTGCTGGACAGAGTCGCGACCGATCGATGGAAGGTTACCACCGTCCGGACCAGCTCCGATGCCCTGGTTGCGGCGAAGTCGGACTGGGGCATAAACTGCCTCACCCGATCCAGCCTTCTTGATCTTCTCAGCCGCCTTGTACAGGGGCATGTCCTCATTGAGGTTATCTACAATAGCGTCTGCATAGAAACGCTTGAGCATCGCACCCGTTTGTGCTGACACGCTCGAGTAATTATTGGCCATTTAATTCTCCTACTGGGTTCCAAGAGCAGCCAACCAAGCGTTTTTAGCATCCTTGAGCGATACCTTGTCAGGTGCTTGCCCAGGGGTTGCTCCGCCTGATTTCGTGTCCTTCCCAGCTACGTTAAGTTGTTTTTTAGTGCTTACACGGGCGGAAGCCGCCTTATCAGCGAGTCCTTTGATCTTATCGTGCGCAGACTTATAGGCTTGTTCCCAAGTGTCTTTATTCAAGGGAGTTCCATCGGCCTTAGCTCTCTCGATCATTGCATACGCAAGCTCGGTGTCGGCGTACTCGTATTTCTTACCGAGTTCCTGGTCCCAGCTTTCAAATTGCGCAACCAAAGCATCAGACTCACGCTTATTCAGAGACTCCTCAAGTGGGGATAGTCTCTCTTGTAGGCGCGAGTTGATGATTTGTTGTACGCGGTCTTCCGTCCACGGCTGCTCTGCTTCCAGTTCAGCTACGCGGTTGTGAAATTCTTTTGGATAAACTTCTTTAAACTTTGAGATGAGCGCAGGGTTTGCGCGCACAGCAGCCATGTCGGCGTCGATGTTCTTATAATAATCGAGCTGCTTGATCTGCGTCTCATAGTCCTTGCGCTGTTTAGCGAGGTCTTGAGTCTTCTTCGTGTAGTCTTGCTGGCGCATGACAGCGCGCTTAAGCTCAGTCATGGTCATGTCTTGACCGTCGAGCTTGAATTTCTTTTCGCCGATCAGCTTCTCAATCTCTTCGATCTGCTCGGCTTCTGTCTTGGGCTCATCTGTTGGCGCTGCGGCTACGGGCTCGAGAGCCTCTACTGGCGCGGGAGCTTCAACCGGATCTGGTGCTTGCTCGGGAGCAGCGTCTTCGAGGGGGTTGCCGATGCTCTCTTTTACGTCGTTGATAATGTCGTTTACGTTAGGAAATGCCATCCTTCTTTTTACCTTTCTTGGCGATGTATTCCGACGCAGCCTTACTGACTGCTTCGGAGTCGCCTTCTTTTTCCATCTCAATCTCGCCGTCACCGAGGTCAATCTTGATGATCAGTGATTTACGTTTCTTGAACGCTTCGTCTTCAATCTTTTTCATGGGAATTCTCCGATATTTTGTTCAGCCGGCATCATAGGTCCTGGCGGGACTTCATCCGGGATAGGCGCAGGCGGAGACTGTAGCCCAGCGGGCATGAGCTGGATCACGCATTGCTGCATGAGCGCTGTAACCATTTGTTTCATCATAGGGTGGAGTTTCTCGAACTTGTCCGAGAGTCGGAAGTCGTTCAGTTCTTTGAACCAGTACCCGGCATCATCAAACTCTGTGATGACGGGAGGCACACCCGATTCGATCTGTTCAATCACTCGCTTGATCTGCATCTGCTTGAGATTGGTGGTCTTCCACACCTCGGCGAGATCCCCGTACTGCATCATATTGAGCGCGCGTTCCATCGTGGTTGGATCGCCCATGGGACCGATGAGCCCTGACTGGAGCAGGTTCATGATGTCTTGGCGCTTGAGTACCAGTGAGTTTGGCTGAGTGGAACCTGGCACGACCACAACGTCATGATTCTCTCGGAGGTCTGCACCTGTGAAGTTTTTCACTTGGTAGGAGTTGCCGTTACTCACCTTAAGTAGCCTAGGCTCAGAGTAGTACTTCTGCGCGTACTTCAAAATCAGGTTACCGACCTGCGACCAGGAGTGCTCATCGGCCTCAGTAACGATACCGAGACGGGTTGAGTCTGCTTCCTGCAAAATCTGCATACCGAGTGCGGGGATACTGGCTGATGGAAGCTTGCCCTGTGAAACGTCTGAGATGCCAGCGATATCGTTCATCGAGGTGACCATGCGGTCCTCCTCGGTGTACGCATACTGAGGAATCATTGGAGTCTGGATAGCCTCGGGTCGTCCACCGTCCGAAGCAGTAGGGACCGGATCATATTCGACGATCTCTCCGCTCTGGTCGTCCATAGCCTCTTGATGGATGCCAGCACCGCGAGCGACAGTGTACTTGCCAGCGAGGAGCTTCTGAGTCCACTCGACCCTTTGATTGATCAATCGGTTGATCTGGAGCTGCATCGGGCGAAGGTGCGTGATGATCGCTTCTGAATAGAACTTGCCGCCTACAACCACGTCATCAAACTTAACGAATGGGATCTTGCCGCACGGGAGGGGTTTATCTTCCAAAAGCTGACCGCTCGCGGTGATAATCATACGGCCTTCGGGGTACTTGTCGGTCGGGGCTTCATAGAGCGCCTTCTCGACTGCGGTATTCTTCAGCCTCTGACCAGCCCCGTCCCCATCTGAGCGAGACGACATAGAGTTGATCTTAGTCTGGTACTGGAGCCCGAGGAGTGCGGTCTGCTCTTCTTTAACGAGAGCACCCTTCTCGCCGTACTGGGTGCGGAAGTAGGAGAGAGGTCGGATCTTCGTTTGGACGAGCCAAGTAAGCTCTTCCATAGTTTTCGCTGCGGGATCTGGATAGATCTCAAACGCGGGGGTTACATCGATTCGTATATCGCCTTGCTTTGTGGTCTGTCCGGTCATCGGATCAGTCATCACGTCGCCTACATCGCCGTCCCAGCACACTTTTAGGTACGAGTGCCCAGCTTGCTGCTTCCACATGTAGAGATCGATGCGCTTACGGTTCAGCTTCTGCTGATCCCAGACTTGATTGATGACTTCCCTGCCTAGTGAGGCCGCGTCCTTGTCCTCACTGTCCATCGAGTTCGGGCGGACTTCATACTTAGGCGCAGACCTACACAGGCGCGCGGTACGGTTCTGGATCAGAGGCAATAATCGGTTGGTTTGGTACTTATTCTTACGCCCAGACGCAGCGTCGTTATTTCGGAACGTCTTAACAGCTGAGTCCCAAGAGAGATTTGAATGACCCAGGATAGCAGCGGAGTTGTTTAGCCACACAGACTCATGCGCTGTGCGGTTAGTGGATCTCCTCACCTCATCGAGCTTGGTCTCGACGTAGGCAATAATATCTTTTTCTTCTTGAGGGGGCTCATCTCCAGAATCAGGTCCGAAGCCCCCACCGAGTCCTAAATCCATTTCACTCCAGAGAGCTCAAACCATGAGCTCTGTTAGCCGATTAAAACATTGCGCTTATAATCGCCTGGGTGTCCTGAATATTATCAGACTCGGGCGGCTCTTTGACTCTAGTGTCTCTTGGTTTGATAGTTTCCGCTACCCGGTACTCATGAAAGCTCCGGGACATGCACTTATCCACGAGCTTCTGTACCTGACGCATATAGTACACTTGTTGAAATAAGAGAAGCACTCCGAGTAGGAGAGCTGCTTCGGTCATTACCGTCCCTCAAACGAGGTCTTTGAATTATGCATCCAGCGATGGCGGTCAATGCCTTCTTTTTTAAGGGTGTCTGCTCCCGTGCCAGTGACAGCTACACGCATCCCTTGAAGGAGAACGTAGTTTGAGCTCCCAAAGTCCTCTTCAGAGACCAAACTCAGGAGTAGTTCCTTTGGGGCTTCGATAAACTTAAGCCCTGCGCGCTTCGCTTGGCGACAACGGTTCTCAAGCGCGAGCGGGGTCTCGCCTACAGGGGAATCTGTCAGGCGTTCAGCGTCTGTAAGCATGCGTGTTTCACTCGTCTTGCTCTTGTCGGCGTCGTTTTGGGTCGAGAAGCTTTTTGATATGTTTTGATTCATAGTCCCTCTGTCCTGGGTGAGGTTGTAGAGTTTTAGGTCTGTCTTTGGCTGGGTAGTACACAACCGTGTATATGCTTGCTAGGGCGTCGGCTAGGTCATCATGCTTCCCCCTAGGGAATTGCGTGAGTTCCATCTCAAGATCCGGGAACGGCTTCATGAAGTACACTCGCCCCCACTCAAAGTGTGGAACGAGTCCCATGATACGCATTTCCTTAGATTTGTCAGTACCTGGATTAATCCCTTTGACTGGGATGATCGTGCTCCTACGTTTCATCTCTTCATCGAGCATGTAGAGGAGAGCTTTTTGAAAGGCTACTTCTTCAATGCCTAAGCACATGGGCTTAAACTCCGCACATATTCTAAAGCACAAATCCACTAGCTGAGTCGGGTTGATCCGGTACCTCTGCGCTGCTCGGATATACCAGTTCTGGTCCTTGTCTACTGAGACGACCACCACACCTGTGTAATCTGATCCCTCTTGCTCGGAGAGAGCGGGGTCAATGAAAGCGAAAGTATGCACCTGATCCGGCATGGACTTGCCGTACTGAATCCACTCTTGCTTGAATGGCTGCTCGCCAGGAGGGAGAATCTCGTTGAGATATTGGTTGGCAAAAAGCCATGTCCCCATTGAGCGCCTAGCATCGGCTAGAAACTCCATAGACAGGCGCTCTGGGAATAGGAGCGAGCCGTCTTCCTGAATCGCGCGCTTGTAACAAACTCTCCAGCGCACTAACGCAGGAACAGCGCCGCAAGCCCCATGAACGCAGCCGCTACGGTTGCAGCAATGCCTACGTTTTTAGCTCTCTCTTTGCGGATCGCGGCCTTCATGGCTTGAATGAAATTATCCCGAGTAGTGTCATTCCACGCGTGGTTAAGGGCGTCCATGAATTAGAGCTCGACCACTAGGCCGCGAATGATCCCAAACTCACAGGATGCGCCGACAGAGGAGAGGTAGAAGGTTCCTGATCCCTCAAGGACGATAGGGGGGAGGGTAGCTCCACCTACGAACATACCTCGTCCAACCAAGAGGGATGTTCCGCTCCCGATCCATCCATTGCCGCCGGAGTTGACCTTGATTTGCGACCACAATTGCCCAGCGATCCCCGTAACTGCGGTCAATGCGCTGAGGCCCGTGAGCACGGTCTGGACTTGATAACTAGTTGGCTTATCCATAAACACCTCTTGTTTGATTAAAGTAACAGAAAGAGGATATCAAATCACGAGCGGAAGTATGCGATGCGGCGGCCACTCAGCAAAGAAGGCTTTGTCGATCTCTTGTTCCTCGTGTGCGAGCATGTAACCGTTCTTTGTGGTCTTGGACCCGAAGTGCAGCGCGTAACACGATGTATTAATCACAGTAGGTACCCCGGCCATGGCTGCTCGGAAGCAGAAATCGGTGTCGTTGTACTTCTTATCAAACGCTGGGTTTAGCCGCCCGACCTTGTCCCATACGGATACGGGGATGAATGGCGAATAGAAGCTAATCCACGGGACTCGGATCATCATGCTGGTATCGAAGTTAGAGCCTTGGATAACCGCAGGGTCCACGTCGGCGTAGTCGTATTGGTTGTTTGGGTAAGGGAGTGAGCAACTGAACCTGTGTCCGTGTTCGTTGTTGCTCAAGGGGGACTGGATAACCTCCCCTTTGAGCTGCGACATGTTGACTAGCGCTCGGGAACTTAGGATGACGTCGTTACTGAGGAGCATGGTGTGAGTAGCGTCGCCAAGTAAGTTATCGAGCCAATAGTTACATTTCTTAGTGGGGCTATTGAGGTCGGGCTTGTCGTAGAAGTTAAACTGGGGGTATTTAGTAGCTGCGAGTCTCGGTTGATCGCCCGAGTAAATGACGTGCACATCTAGATCCACCTCCTTCTGCCACGCTACGGATTCGAGAGCGCGAAGGAGGTAGTGCTCAAGCTCGGGCTTGTGGTGTGTGAGTAGGGCGCTAATTTTAGTCATGGTCGATCTCGTTGTCCAAGATATGCCCGATCACGTCGTTTGTATGATAACGAGTCCCGATCACGACAAGCTCGCCGCCTGGGTCAAGTAGCGCTGTAGTCATGCGGTAATGATCGATAGTTTTTTTGCACGCTTCATCTGTGTTGGTATTGCTCCTAGAGGAAATATCGTCAAGCAAGCAAAGGTCATAGTGCTGTCCGATTTTAGTAGCGCCGATCCCGCTTGCGGTTATGGATGCTTCCTTCTTTGTGGCGGTTCTCCATGCGAGAGTGATCTCGCCCTCGCCCCATGTAGTTCCTGCTGCTGGCCCAAACAGCTGGGTCATGTTGTCGCGCTCAAGGTGTTGCCGGATCTCTCGGATGAAGTTCTTTGAGTTCGAGTAAAGCTCTGAGTCTACGAGGATACGGAGGTTTGGGTCCTTCATCAGTCGCCATATGGAATACCCGACAACACCTATTGAAGATTTGAATGTCCCGCGCGGAAGGACAAGCAGCTTCCTCTTACAGTCTAGGTCCTCAAGCACCTCGATCATGTCTCCATGGGTGCGCCAGGTGATGTCTTTGTACCCGAGTAGGTACTTGCACGTATAGTACAGAGACGCCGTGAATCGCTCGCGCAGCATGCGCTGGTAAAGAGGGAGCTGATTAATCTCTGCCAAGATTTGAGACTAGCTCAAGAACCTTCTTCAAGTCTTGGCGAATCACAGACATATCCTCGCGAGATTCTGTTTGGTTAGACTGGATTTGCAAGATAACGGCGTCAAAGTGAGCGCGTGTCACGTAGTTGGCTAGTGCTGCCCATGTACGATTGGAGTCCTTTTCGAGCGCATCTAGCTTTGCTCGGCAAGAACCCCAAGCAACTGCTGCGGAGACGATTCCGCTTCCGATTGCGATGATGAATTCTGAGCTGAGCAGTCTCGCCTCAATTTCTCTTCGGTGATTCGTTTGAGTAGTTCGTAGGCCTCCTCAATCTTATCCTGAGATTGTGTACCATCAACTTCAATTTCATTTTCAGCGGGTTTAGCGTTGGGAATAAGTTTATCAGCAGCCTTAACCCAGAGTGCAAGGCGGAAAGCGTCGTTACCCGATTCAAGGGCGCGTCTATACATATGGCACCACTCTTGGCCGAGGTCATATCCGTTGCGTTCGATAGTAAAAGCGAAGTCACGAATCATCTTTTGATGAATCGCGACCCGAGACCCTTTCGGGCGTCCTGCGGGCATGCTCTTATTCTACAACACACCGCACGGAATCACCAAAAATGACAAAATTTGTCACCACGCACCGCAAGATGGCGCATCCATCTGCTCCAGGGCAAGTTTGACGGAGTTAACCCATCGGAGTTCAGAGGCTGGGTGAGTGTCTGCGGTCTCTCGCATGGCGTGTTGAGTGCGCTTGATGGCGTCTAGAACGCTCTCGGTGGATGAGATCCGACAATCGTCGGAGATGGGGTGAGATCCAGCGGTCCACGAGTCCCATGTTTTCTCGGACCAATAGCCGGGATGTGTGGTGTTCTCGACGGCCACGGATTGGATGAATTGGTTCAGATAGGCGAGCTTGTTTTCGACTGGAAGGATGGGCGTTTTGATGAACGCTTGGAGTGCTAGGGGGTCTGGGTTTTTCCAGCCGTGTCCGGCGACGAAGACGGGGCGGACGAGCGAGAGCTGTTCGAGAGTACGGACGCGGACAGATTGCTGTTCGCCGGCGATAGCGCTGCGGTAGCTCGGGCTTGCTATGAGCAACTGTGGGTTAGGCGCTAGGGCGTTCCACTTGTTGGAGAGCACAGCCCCGACCGCGTACTTGTTATGGGCCCAGGCTTGTGGGTCGGGATGGCGGATGTCTTGGGCCCGGTAAGCGGGGAACGAGGGGCGGACGCCGGGGATCCCGAGGCCCATCCGGAACTTAGCAGGGAGGGTGTCGGCTATGTCCCAAAATATGGGCGCGAATAGCGGAGACTCAAGATTGAAGAGGATAGTGTTGTCCTCCGCACCTGGGTGCGAAAGCCATGCGCGGAACACAGATTCGTGCTCGAGAGATTCCTGAATCCAAGCGATGTGTGAGGGGTTGATCCCGTTCTGGATGAGTTCTAGGCCCTCCTCACCGGACAGGATGGTGACGCCCTGATCAGCGGCCCATCGGACGGTCTCATACAACCAACCAGCTCCGGGGAACTTTCGGCATTCCGCCTCGGTCCCAACAAGTCCGCTCGTGATGAGCTGGTCGCGCAGGCCCGTGTTAATCGCTAGATAATCTATTGGCATTGCCCTGGGGTATCCGCGAGGCGAACGAAATGCAAGAGGTGCCCCGGCAAGAGTCGAACTTGCACTTTGCACAGCCCGATACGGAGTAAGGCTGCGCCCGCTCTGCCGTTAAGCTACGGGGCGAGTGATAGCATACCATCAACCGCTCCCTGCGGGTCGATCCTAGGGCATCCTCGGGCGTCTAATGCGGTCTTGTGGTGATGACTCGGCGGCGTCTCGGCTTGGGGAATGCGGTCCGGGGCGGCGGGTCTTCGGATTCGAGTTTTTGGACGTCACGCTTACGGAAGCATTCCTCGCAGAGGAGAGGGAGGTCGCCTGGGGGGTAGGCCGTGGGTTTCTTGAGCCCGCAGTGGGAGCAGTAGCACATCGCGTTCATAGTCCCAACAGGAGTAGGGCTAAGCCCACAGCGATGATAAGGATGCTGGCGTTTACGAGGTAAAGGAGATTCATGTCTGACATCGATGCGGATGATGTCCTAGGAGGACAGGGATGGCAATGGGGGGCTTACCCAACGTGTCTAACCGGCCCCAACGTGACGCGCAAGCCAGGATTATATCCGACCGATCTAGTTTAACCATATGCGTTACCGCTTTACGCGGGGGGTTAGTCGGCTTTTTTCGTAATCTCGTACTTTTTCGGCGACTTTTTAGTATCTAAGTTATTGAAATCATTAGACTACCCCCCCTTTAGGG